TTAATTATTGGTACAACATCCAGTTATGCTGGTTTAGAAACCAAGTTTGTTGCTGGTGGTTATGAAGCCAATAATCTTGTTATGCGTATTGGTACTTATGGTGCCAATGTTGTGGGTAATTTAACAGTTACAGGAACAACTCGAGCAAAAGTTCCTGGCCCCTATGCAAATGACGGTGCAGCTGCATCAGCAGGTGTTTTAGTTGGTCAAATGTATTATCAAGCAAGCGGACAGGTGTATGTAAGATTGGTATAAAATATGAATGATTTGAATAAAACTTTATCTGATGTTTTTGATATTGCACCAATACCAGAAGAAAAGAAAGAAAGACTTCCTACGGTATCAGTTAAGTATAATGAACCTGATTTAAAACAGGACCTCACAGACGCCTATCAACAATCAAAAGAAAATCTACAAGGTATTATTGACCAAGGCCAAGAAGCCATGGAAGAAATACTCAACATTGCCAAAGCAGGCCAGCATCCACGAGCATTTGAAGTCTATGGTACTCTACTGAAAAACATGGTAGATGCCAATAAAGAACTTTTAAATATACAGAAACAGATGCGTGATATGGATGAAGAAAAGAAAAAGAATGCTGGTACCAATATTGATAAAGCTATCTTTGTAGGTTCTACTGCTGAACTCAATAAACTTCTCAAAGGAAAAGAATGAAACTTTGGGTGAATGTTTGTTTTTATTATGTAGAAGAACGGTTAGAGCAGTTTAGAGAAGTAATAAAAACACTATCAGAAATATCAAACATCAAACTCATTATTAACAGCAATGTTAATTTTGATTCTAATTTGCCCATTCATGTGGCAGAACTAAATGACCCATATCATCATACATGGGAACACAAGAAGTATATGTCAGAATTCTTAGAATCTGATTATACACACTTTGCCTATCTTGAAGGTAATATTCAGATTGAAAGAAAAACATTTGATTATTGGGTAAGAACACGAGAACTCTTTCAACGCAATAATCTAAACTTTATACCTGCCACTCACCGTGTTCAAGTGAATGAAGGTCAAGTGTATTCTTTAGATTGCACACATTATCAAAGGCATCGGCCAATAATTACAGTAGAAGAACAGAAATTTATTTCTTTATCTGAACCATATCAAGGTATGTTTATTATGGATAAAGAATTGGTCAAAGAACATATCGAATCAGATTACCATAAGTTTGGCCAAAAAGGTTCATGGGGTATTCGTGAGTCAGCCAATTTAGGCAATATGTTTGTCAATATACCTGTAGGATTTGGCCATAGGTATATGTTACCACTAAATAATTTCTCCGACACATGGGTTACACACTTTGGCACCGACTATCATGGTGATGAAAATTCACCTCACGCCAAGATAAAAATAGAAGATTTATTTCGATGAACCAAAAAGATTCTTACCGTGATAACCCCCTACTCAAAAAGGTAGGTGTTGACCATCAGTATACCAAAGAACAGATTGAAGAATATGTAAAGTGTTCTAAGGATCCTGTTTACTTCTGTAAGAACTACATTAAGATTGTAAACGTGGATGAAGGCCTTATCAATTTTAATATGTGGCCTTTCCAAGAAGAAATGTTAAATCTGTTTAAAGATAATCGTTTCGTCATCACCAAATGTCCTCGTCAGGTTGGTAAAACTACCACAACAGTTGGTTACCTTCTTTGGGCAACTATCTTCACCGATTCTCAGAATGTGGCAGTTCTGGCAAACAAAGGTTCTCTTGCTCGTGATATTCTAGCCAAGTATCAACTGGCATATGAAAATTTACCACAATGGCTCCAACAAGGTGTGGTGACATGGAACAAGGGTAATGTAGAACTAGAGAACGGCTCTAAAGTCATTGCGGCCTCCACCAGTTCCTCAGCAATCCGAGGCGGTTCGTTTAACATTGTATTCTTAGACGAATTCGCTTTCGTCCCAAACAATATTGCCAATGAGTTCTTTAACTCAGTCTATCCGGTAATCTCATCTGGTAAGTCCTCAAAGATTATCATTGTTTCCACACCAAATGGTATGAATCTATTCTATAAATTATGGATGGATTCTTTAGAGAAACGAAACAATTACAAGAACTTTGAGATTCATTGGTCTCATGTACCAGGTCGTGATGATGCGTGGAAAGAAGAAACCATCCGTAACACATCAGAACGGCAGTTTGCACAAGAGTTTGAAACTGAATTTTTAGGTTCGTCTAATACTCTTATCTCTGGTTACAAACTACAACAATTGAGGTACATGAACCCAATTGTAGAACACGATAAGATGAAAATCTATGAACATCCTATTAAAGAAGGTGTCAATGGTTCTCTAACCGACCACATTTATTGTATTTCGGTTGATGTATCAGAAGGTAAAAACTTAGACTCCTCGGCTTTCTCTGTGATAGATATATCAACCACACCATATAAACAGGTTGCCACCTATTCAAGTTCATCTATTTCACCCATATTGTTTCCAACGGTGATTGTTAATGCAGCTCGTTTATACAATGATGCTTACGTTTTGGTAGAAATAAACAATAATCCACAGGTGGCAGACTTTATACATTCAGATTTAGAGTATGAGAACCTATTGAAAGTCTTTACAGGCAATAAGAAACCACAACAACTGTCTGCTGGATTTGCTCGTGGTGTGCAGATGGGTCTAAAGATGTCACCTCAGGTGAAGGCTGTAGGTTGTTCCAACCTAAAGACTTTGATTGAAGGTGATAAGTTACTGATTAATGACTTTGATACATATTCAGAGTTAACCACATTTGAGCAATATAAGACATCATTTGCGGCCGCAGAAGGTGCCAATGATGATATGGCCATGACTTTAGTGATTTTTGCATGGGCAACCACGCAGAAATACTTTAGAGAAATAGTAAATCATGATTTAAGAAAACAGATTCAGTTGGAAAACATGAATCAATTAGATGAAGAAGTTCTACCTGCACCTATTATAGAAGATGGTCTAAAGACTGATTTCATGGTGGAAGGTGGTGATGTATGGGAAGTGGCAGACGGTGGTGACACTTATGGAAAATACACTAGAGATTTCTTTAGGAGTATGTAAATCCTATGAATCATAAATATCAGTATGGTATTTTAACTGCCAAGAACACATAATAATTCAAGGAGAATAAAATGGCGTTTCAAATCTCTCCAGGCGTAAATGTTTCCGAAGTTGACTTAACAACAGTCGTTCCTTCGGTACTAACTACGGCCGGTGCTTTTGCTGGAGCATTTTCATGGGGTCCAGCAAATAAAATCATACTTGTAGACAACGAAATAACTTTAAAACAAACTTTTGCAAAACCAGATGCAAACTCATTTGTGTCTTATTTTACCGCTGCCTCATTTTTGGCATACGGTAACAATCTAAGTGTTGTTCGTGCTATCAACTCTACATCTAACAATGCTGTTGCAAACACATCAACCGTTAATTCGACACAAATTCAAAATGAGGATCAATACGAAAACACCATTTTGAATCGTGATTTAAATGACCTGTATGGTGCTTTTATGGCACGTTACCCCGGTTCTTTAGGTAACTCTTTAGCAGTTTCTATGTGCGCAAACACATCATTGTTTAGTTCGTGGTCATACAAATCACTTTTCACTAGTGCTCCTGGTACATCCGATTATGCATCTTCTGTTGGTGGTTCAAACGATGAAGTTCATATTGTTGTTATCGATGCAGATGGATTATTCACAGGTTCACAAGGTACTGTATTAGAAACATATCCTTTTGTATCGAAAGCATATGATGCCACAATAAATGGAGAAACAAATTGGTATAAACAAGTTTTGTTTAATCAATCACAATATGTTTATGCTGTTGATACTCCAAGTTATTCTACAACCAGAAATAACTGGTTTGAAAATGCAGCCAATACAACCTTTGTTAGTTTAACTACCAATCCAACATTTAATTTAGCTTCTGGTGTTGAATCTGCTGTTACTAATGGAAATTTACAAACAGCATATGATTTATTTGCTAACAAAGAATTTATTGATATTTCTTTAGTATTAACTGGTGATGCAAATACAGAAGTTCAACAATATGTAATTGACAATATTGTTAACTCTCGCAAAGATTGTGTGGCATTTATTTCACCTCCATACAGCAA